CCTATCCAAAGAGGGTCTTATTCACACCGCAGAGATGTTGCACCTGCGCGGCGACCCCGTGCCGACTGACATTCTCGCCAGACTTCTTGAAGTCGGTGTGGACGTTTCAAAATATAGCTAAGAAGGAAAAACACATGGCTAAAATTCAATACGAAAAGATGGTATCACCTGCTGGTATCGCAGTGTGGCCCCACCTCAATTCACCTGACACCAAGTTTGATAAGGGTGATGGTACTGGTGAATACAAGGTTGATGTCAAACTGGATGAGGCTACAGCCCAGCCCGTCATTGCTCGACTGCAAAAAATTCTTGACCAGTATTATGGAGAGGAAGTCTCTCAGAACCCCAAGGTCAAACAGTTCAACCAACACTTGCCAATCTCAGAAGAGGTAGATGACCAAGGAAACCTGACAGGTAGCTGGATACTGAGGGTTAAACAGAAGGCACGAATTCAAACTAACAACGGGCCAGTTGATATGAAGGTTGCTTTGTTCGATGCCAAGCGGCGTCCTACAAACGCTCAGATTGGTGGCGGTTCCACGCTGAAAGTGTCAGTGACCATCGTGCCATATACCATGCCCAGTAACAAAGCAGTAGGCATCTCACTGCGCCTGAATGCAGTGCAAGTTATCAACCTAGTTGAAGGTGGTAAGGATGGTGATAGTTCTATGTTCTCTGATGAGGAAGGCTTCACTGATGAGACATCTGAAGTAGCCAGCACCTTTGCTAAACCAGATGATACCATCGACTATGGTGACACTGATTTCTAGCATCGGTGGAATACGCTATCCCAGCACAACAAGGCAAAGAGCAATAGCGAATGGTTGGCGGTCAGGACTTGAGGAAAGTCTAGCCGCCGACCTCACTGTGAAGGGTGTGCAGTTTAAGTATGAAGAGAACAAGTTAAAGTATCTCGTACCTGAAAGAACTTCCACCTACACCCCAGATTTCTACATCACTACACGGTCAGGTAAGACCATTGTGATTGAGAGCAAGGGCCAGTTTAAAACTGAAGACAGAGCCAAGATGTTGCTGGTGAAAGCACAGCATCCTGAGTTGGATATTCGACTGGTCTTCTCCAACCCTAATACAAAAATTTCAAAACAATCAAAGACAACATACGCGATGTGGTGTGAGAAGCATGGCTTCCTCTACTCAAAGCGCGTTGTCCCACAAGAATGGATAGATGAATGAAGAGGACAGACGTTAAATATCTTATCGTCCACTGTGCCTACACCCCACCCAGCATGAACATTGGTGTCAAAGAGATTGACCAGTGGCACCGCGAGAAAGGCTGGCTAGGATGTGGTTACCATGTGGTTATCAAACGTAACGGCAAGGTGGAAAGAGGCAGACCCTATCACAAGCAGGGCGCGCACGTTCGCAGCATCAATAATAAATCTGTGGGCATCTGCCTGATCGGTGGCATGACCGCCGACAAGAAAGGCCCAGAGATTAACTACACTGATGCTCAGTACACAGCACTGCGAGATGTGCTGGAGGAACAGCAAGAACTATTCGGAGAGGACACCGAGGTCAAAGGTCACACTGATTTTGACAGCGGCAAGACCTGTCCGAACTTCGATGCTGCCCTGTGGTTTGACACAGGTGAACTGAAGCAAACTTTCTAGGTTGCACTATAGCTCACTCAACAATTCTGTTGGGTGGGCTTCTTTAAATCCCAGACATCTTGGAGATACACATGACACAAATGCAAACAGTTACTAAGCACCTCAACACATATGGTTCTATCAGCCCACTGGAAGCCCAATCGAACTACAACATCTGGCGGTTGGCTGCAGTTGTTAATCGGCTGAAGAACGCTGGCACTGACATCGTAATGAGCATGAAGACAGCACCAAGCGGGGCCAAGTATGCAGAATATAAACTCGCAAGAGGCTGAATTCTTCGGTCATGAAAGCTGCCCTGACTGTGGTTCCTCAGATGCACTGGGGGTCTACAGCAATGGCAGTCACTGCTTCAGTTGCGGGGTGAATAAGTCATCCCGTGACAGTTCCACCGCACCTGTCCGAAAGGTATCTCAAATGCAGACTAATCTTATCGCCATTGGCGAACCACAGGCTCTGCCACGGCGCAAGCTGACTGAAGAAACCTGCAAGAAATTTGGTTATAACATTGGTGAGTACAACGGTCAGCCCTGTCATGTTGCTAACTACCGCAACAACTCAGGTCAGGTGGTAGCACAGAAGCTGCGGTTCTCTGACAAGGGCTTCAAGTTCTTAGGTGACACCAAGGCTGCTGGCTTGTACGGGCAGCACCTCTGGTCTGCTGGCAACGCTAAGATGCTGGTGATTGTAGAGGGTGAAATTGATGCCTGTTCTATGAGCCAAGCACAGGGCAATCGCTTCCCCGTAGTGTCAGTTCCTAACGGTTGTCAGGGTGCTAAACGCGCGGTGCAAAACTCACTTGAATTTGTTGAGAGTTTTGACCGTGTGGTTATCATGCTGGACAACGATGATGTGGGCCGTGCAGCAAGCATAGAGATTGCTGAACTGCTAACCCCAAGCAAAGCTGCCATCGCCACCCTGCCACTCAAAGACCCCAACGAAATGCTGGTGGCTGGACGTACCAAAGAACTTATCGATGCTATGTGGCAAGCAAAGGTTCATCGACCAGACGGTATCCTCGCAGGAACAGACCTATGGGATGACGTATCAATAGATGCTGACACCCCGTCTATCCCCTACCCATTCCAATCGCTGAACATCAAGACACACGGCATACGTCGAGGTGAACTGGTGACCATCTGTGCTGGTAGTGGCGTAGGTAAATCGCAGGTGTGCAAAGAGATTGCATATCACCTTATAAACCAAGGCCAATCTATTGGCTACATTGCGCTAGAAGAGAACGTGAAGCGCACCGCCCTTGGCCTCATGGGGTTGGCTTTAGACAAGCCATTACACCTCACGAAAGAAGGAGTAACTGATGATGACTTACGATCTGCTTTTGATCTTACAGTTGGTAGCGGTAGCGTATATCTTTATGACCACTTTGGGTCGCTAGAGACAGACAACTTACTTAACAAAGTACGCTACTTAGCCAAAGGTTGTGGGGTATCTTATGTGATACTTGACCACCTATCTATCGTAGTCAGTGGTATCGATGACGGTGATGAACGCAAGAACATCGACGTTGTAATGACCAAGCTACGGTCCCTGTGTGAAGAGACAGGCATTGGCCTTATCCTTGTGTCCCACCTACGCCGACCATCTGGTGAACGTGGCTGGGAGAATGGCCTTGAGGTTACACTCAATTCCCTGCGTGGCTCTGCAAGTATCGCCCAGCTATCAGACATGTGTCTGTCAGTTGAGCGTGACCAGCAGGGCGAGAACCCCAACCAATCTACCGTGCGTATCCTGAAGAACAGGTTCAGCGGTGAGACAGGTATCGGATGCTTGCTTAACTACAACATCAACACAGGCAGGATGACTGAAGTGACACAAGCCAGTGTCTTTGAAGTAGAGGAAGAACAGGATGACTTTTAAAGATAGGTACTGGCACGAGAAGTGTGCCGAACTGGAAGAGTACATCAAGACCCAGCAACGTGAATGCGACTACTGGGAAAGTGAAGCAAAACTTCTAGTCATCCGCAACGGCAAGCTGAAGGCACAGCTAAAACTCTGGAAAGGTACAGCACCATGATTAATCTAGTACAGATTAGTGTTGGTCTAGTCATCTTTTACATTGGTCTTAAAATGTTTTCAGGTGGCATGAAATCTATGGGTAACATCGACCACCTACAGTGGTTCATAGCTAACCCAATTTACATGTTCTTTGGTGGCATTGTTATGACCTTGGCATGGCAGAGTAGTTCTCTATCTACCACTGCCATCATCGCGCTAGTTGCATCTGGTGCAGTACCTTTACCTGCAGCAATTGCATGTGTCTTAGGTGCTAACATTGGTACAACAGGGACCATCTGGCTGGCAGGATTGTTAGTCTCTGATGGAATGCCAAAAGGTGACACACTTCGTATCGCTCTAGTCCATACAGGCGTGAACCTTTTGATGGCTGCTAGTCTACTGCCGTTTGTCAATCACATATCTAAGTTTGTTGGGAGAATAGTACCATGATTAACCTACTGTTCGACATTGAGACTGATGGTCTTGATGCAACCGTGTGTCACTCCATCGTTATCATCGATGTGAACAGTGGCGTTAAGGTAAGCTGCGCTGATAACCAGCAAGGCTACATGCCTATCGATGAAGGGCTTCACATGATGTCACAGGCTGACATCCTGACAGGCCACAACATCATGGGCTACGACCTTCCCCAGCTTGAGAAACTGTATGGCTTCAAGTTCACTGGTGAAATCCATGACACCCTG